TTGCTTAACAAGGATTCGTTTTCTTTATAAAACCTTTCTTTAACGTCAGACATGTCTAATATCTTAGAAGAGTTTGTCATACCGTTTATTACAAAGAATTTACCACAATCAGTTATCTCAACTACCGTATCGTATTTTGTATCTTTGTTTATTTCTTTTAAAACAAAATCGGCAAAACTGTTTACGATTCCTTTATTTGAATATTTATTGATGTAGTTCATTTTTAATAATTATACCAATTAATAGTAAAAATAATTTATATTATAAATAGAAAAAGGGGTGTTTATCACCCCTTTTTAATAACAGAAATAAGAAATAAATTACTTCTTATTGTAGTACTTCTCAACAACTTTCTTAATTGACTCTTGAATAGAAGAGTTATTAGTAGTTTGCCCTTGAACCTGAGCCAAAGTTTGATTTTGACTACTTTGTTGAGGGGTCGAAACTGTTTGAGGTTGAGTTTGATTTCCTTTATTTTTGCACCCGCATCCCATGGTAATAATATTTAGATTTGTTTATTCTTATTTATAAATATCACCAACTAATTTTTAATGTCAAGAAATTCAGGTTAAATTTATTTTATTTTCAAGTATTTATAGACATGGGAAATAAAGTAAGACTTACTGAACAAGGGTTACAACAACTAATTAAAAGAATTGTTGAGGAAGTTGATGGTGAATATTATAAAATATCACCAGAAGAATATTTAGAACTATTAAAGTTATCGGGGTATCACGGACAAGGAATTAGCAGATTGCCAAAGTTTAAAGGAAAACCTTTGTGGATAACCGGTGATTTAAAAATAAATAACACATCAACAGATTCTTTAGGGAATGTTGGTTATGTTGAGGGTAGTTTAGATATATCAAACACTAAGATAAGTGACATATCAAAAATTAATGTTAAAAACCATGTATGGGATGGCGGGACTCCGGTTCAACGCAAAAGATTGGCGGCCGAATTACAAAAAAAGAAAAATGAAATGGATGTTCTTCGCGATAACGATGAATGGAACATTAATAATACAGATGATGTAGGTTTAAAAGCTAATGCCTTATTTAAATATTTAATTTCTGTCGGTTTAGATGTTTTAGATGAAGAGGACCAAGAAAAATTATCTAACTTAAAAATTGAGTTAGATAAACTACAAGACAAATATAACAACGTTGAAGAACCTGAATTAGTTTCTGGTTTATATGATGAAATTAGTGATTTAGAGGGTGATATTGAAGGTTTAGAAAATGAAAACAATGATGTTTATATCATTTCCCCAAATCGTTATAGTACCTATGGGTTACAAAGTTTTGAAGTCTTAAGCCCTGAGTTTACAGACATGGTTTATAGTGTTGGGACCTCTGATGAGATGGATGACGCGGCGTTAACATACGCTAAAAATTATATTGATGAGGTTGGACTTGATGGGTTTAATCGGGGTTTTATTGATGAATACATTGATATTGATTATCTTAGAAGTTACTTTAGTGATTGGTTTGAAGATGATATACGACAAAATCCTGAAAGTTATTTCAGTGAAGATGATTTTAAATTAACCCAAAAACAAGAAGAAGAAAAAACTAGATTAGAACAAGAGATTGAAGAATATGAAGAAAGACAAAGTAATTTAGATAGTGAAATTGAAGAACCTGATGAATATTCTAGAATGTATGACCAAATACAAGACCACATCGATTCTTTACAAGAAGAATTAGACGATATAACACCTGATGATGAACCTACTGAGGAAATGATAGAAGAACTTCTTGAAAGTAGGTTAAATGATGTTGAAGACAGTCCTATATATTATATTAAAGAATATGGTGCTGACATTAAAAATTTTATTGATGAAGACGCTTTAGCTAAAGGACTTGTTGATAGCGACGGATGGGGTGTTATGAATGGGTATGATGGAGATTATGAGGAAGTAACCGTAAATGGTCAAGATTTTTATGTTATGAGAGTCGAGTAAAAGTATTCATTTATTTATAAAATTTTTGTATATTTTTAATAAATGGAAAAGAAAGGAAGACATAAAAAAGTTGAGTTTATAATGGACACTGATTGGTTATTCCAAGGTATCTTAGATGCAGAACAAAAACAATACGTTTTATTAGACTATTTCCAAAAATTAAATAAACATTTGGAATTAATGGAGGTCTACCCAATGTTTATTGAACTATCACTACATTTAGGGAATATTCAAACCTTACTTAATAAAAACCAAATTTTATATACTGATAAAAAATTTTTAACTAATGATGATGAGTTAGTATTATCGGATTTAAAAGTTAAAGACATTCCTGTTCTTGCGGACGAAGAAATTGACGAGTACCATCAGATTTTAAAAAATACACAACCACAATTATTTTACTACTTTAATTTTGCAAAATCAATTTGGAGTATGGTGTATGATTCTGTCGATATTGTTGTAAAAAAAAATAAAAATAATTTTAAAAGTAATTCAGGTTTTTTTTATTTTAAATCTAAAAATATTGTTTATGTATGGCAATATACCACCAAAAAAGTTTATAGGGTTAAAAATCAAAGTAAAACAACTACAAAATTAGTTTACGAAGGACCACAAAATAATTTGACAATGTTAGAAATTATTTCTAAATTTTCTAAAACATATGAAAAGAATGAGGAAGTTAATAATCCTGTTTTTGAAATGTTTTGTAAAGATATATTTCCGCTTGAGGAAACGTTAATTCCAATCTTTAAAAGAAAAGTATTAACATATATCAGTCAAAGTGGTGGTAGTAAAAAAACGGTTAAATATATAGAATAATGGGGCTCAAAAGTAGATTTATTGATATTGATAGCATCAATCATTACTTAGAAGGTAATGAAAAATTAGATATGTTATTTAAGGCGGATTCTTTTATTTTTATGGATGAAACTGCGTCTAAAGTTTACGAGTGGTATATTAAAAAGTTAACTGATGAAGAAATAAAATTAAAAATCAGTGAGTATTATATAAATAAAATAAAGTAAAAAAGATGATAAAAATTGAATATGTATGGTTAGATGGATATGCGCCAGAACCTAATTTAAGAAGTAAGATAAAAGTAATTGAAGGTGTGATTACTGATTTAACAAAAGTACCTGAATGGAACTTTGATGGTTCGTCAACAAAACAAGCCGAAGGATATAGTTCTGATTGTATATTAAAACCCGTTCGAATATATCGTGAGAATGATTGTTATAATAAAGTGTATGTGTTTTGTGAGGTAATGAATCCTGACGGAACACCACACGAATCAAACCATAGAACCATGTTAGGTGACGAGGTTAATGATATGTGGTTTGGGTTTGAACAAGAATATTTTATTCAAGAGGGTATTGGGAAATCAATATTAGGATTTAATCGAGGTCATATTGAAGGACAAGGTAAATACTATTGTGGTGTCGGTAGTAATGTTGTTGGACGACAATTAGTTGAAGAACATATGGATTTATGTTTAAATATGGGGATTGAAATTACCGGAGTTAATGCTGAAGTTGCTTTGGGACAATGGGAATATCAAGTGTTTGCTAAAGGTAAAATTAAAGCTGGTGACGATTTATGGATGTCAAGATATTTGATGGAGAAATTATCTGAAAAATACGGATATCATATTAACTACCACCCAAAACCTATTACTGCGGGTGATTGGAATGGTTCGGGTTTACATACAAACTTTTCAACAAAAAAGATGAGAGAAGTTGGGGGTGAAGGTTATTTCAAAACACTATTCAATGCGCTTGAGTCAAGAAAAGAACAACATATTGAAGTTTACGGTTCAGATAATAATCTTAGATTAACTGGTAAACATGAGACACAATCAATCCATAAATTTAGTTGGGGGGTAAGTGACAGAGGAGCTTCAATTAGAGTTCCAAGGTTAGTTGCAGAATTATGGAAAGGGTATCTTGAAGATAGACGGCCAGCGTCCAATGCGAACCCATACGAGGTTATCAAAGCAATTAGTGACACTATTGATATGGCTGACGAATTATCGGTTACATTAAGTAATATGTTTTCAAATGTTAATACTAAAAACTTTGATGATTTAAAATCTAAATACAATGGAATACCGACCGCAGAAGAACTCTTAGAGGAATATAAAAATGATGATGATTATGAGTTATCTGAAAAAATGATGGAGTCTAAAGCAAATGTTAAACCAGAGTTTATTAATAACAAAAACTAATAATATAAATGAAAGATAATTGTGCGTGTAACCCAATAAATGGGGGAGATGGTAATTGCCAGTGTGTAAATTCATCTAATGTTAACATAGAAAAAGAAATGGTAAATCATCCTGACCATTATCAATTTGGTAAAAATAATGAATACGAAGCAATAAAAGTTATTGACGCTTGGGATTTAGGGTTTAGTTTAGGAAATGCAATAAAATATATTAGTCGTGCAGGAAAAAAAAGAAAAGATACAGAACTTGAAGACCTCAGAAAAGGACTTTGGTACCTCCAACACCATATCGAAAACATCGAAAAATAAAACAGGACTCAGTAAAGAAATTTCAGTTTTAGACGCAATCACAACACCAAGTGAATTACTACGAGAAACTTTTATTAATTTTATGTGGGGGTTTTTAGGTAATTCTATTGTTGTGTTTGTTGCAAAAGAATTGGACTTTTTAGTTTTAATAAATTATATTTTGTATTACGTTTTAATTTCGTACATTGTCAACAGAAAAAAATATGATACAATTTTAGGTAAGTTTATCGTTCTACCTGGTTCAGCTGCGGGAGGAGCATTTGCAGGATATAAATTAGCTCAAATAATTACAGAAATAGTTTAATTAAAAAAAAATAAGATATGATAGGTAGTTTAGTGTATGTAAGTTTATTATTGAATGTGGTATTAATTTTAAAATTGATACGCAAATGATGATAGTAATGGGAATTTTAATTGTTGTTGCAATAGTGTTAATAACTGTGTTAGTGATGGATATTTTAATTGATATAATAATATGAAATACTACAAAATTATTTTAGCTGGTAAAGGAGCAGAACTTTACCCATTTGAATTAAACACAAAACAATACGAAACTTTTCGTGATAATGGGGTAGAACAAGATGAGATGGAATGCGATGATATATGTGAAATATTAGAAGTTGAAAGTTTCCTTGATTCACCAAACGAATCTATTATGGGGCCTTTTGCGGATTCATTTATTTTAAGAGTTGAAGATGAGGATGGAAAAGTTGTTTATGAAACAGAAGTTTTGGATATAAAAAAAATTGATTACGAAGAAAAATATTGTAGTAATAAAGCTTTTTTAATTGTTGAAAATTATTGTAAAGGTGAACAAGTAATTTATGATATACCACTTGAAGAAGATTTTGATATTGATAAATTAAGATTAAAAGTCTATGATGTTGGTTGTAGAGTCGAAGTAGTAAATGAAATTATATATGATGAAAAATCATATGAAATTTATAAATCATATGGTGATACAACTAGTAAAGGATTTAGTTATCATTTAACGGCAGGAATTTAAAAATTATGGAAACAGGAAAAATAATAAATGGAGATTGTATCAAGGTAATGAAAACATTATCTGATGGGTGTATTGATTTGGTTGTGACATCACCACCATATAATTGCGGAATTAAATATGACACCCACATAGATGACTTACCTATGGATAAA